AGGAGCGTTTGCAAATGTAGCATATCCTGGATCAAGCTTTTCAGTAAAGTTTCCTGTACCTTTAGCAAATTCAGAACCATAAACTATCGCTGTTAATCTATCTGCAGCAGCTATAGCGCCAGTAGCGGTATAAGCTTGAATTTGGAACATTTGCCCTGAAACAGCAGTAACAACACCTTTTATAACAGCGCCATTTCCACCAACTGCTGATGTAGCTGTTGTTTGAATTTGCACCATTACTGTTTGTCCTACTCTAAAGTTACAAGGTACAGTATTTCCTGGAGCAGCTGTTAAGCCTACACTTGCTGGTTGAGCAACTGGTATCTCAAAGTTAAGTACTCCACCTGCGTTAGCATCAGCCGCAATAGCAGCTTGACCACCTCCAGCTGCAGGCATTGTTCCTGCATTTCCTCTTGGTATTACGTTAGCGTATCTAGTATGTAATCTACCTTGCTCAGTCCATATAATTTGATCTGATGTCGAAGGCATCTCCGCAGACACCATACGAAGGAAAGAACCTATAGATCTGTTTCCATATCTTTCTACTTCTTTTTCGTATACGTCTGGTAAAAATTGTTGTGTCCATTGACTAAAGTTAGGATCAGTGAAGTTAATGTAGTTTCCACCGTACATTGCTTTAGTTTGGGTTGGTTGTAAAGCGGCTGGTATGCCTGCTGTAAAAGCCATATTGTTTTGATTTTAAGTTGTTATTATTATTTCCATTTAATGCGCAACTTGTCTGAAGATTCTCCTGAGACTACTCTAATTTTATCTCCTGAGTTTGTAATTACTGAAGATGCATCGCTTCTAGGATCCATATTTATATTTTTAGCTTTTCTAGCTGATTCTTTTATGGCATCGGCACGGCCTTGCTCATAAAAATGATTAGCTATTTTATCTGCATTTTGTGCAGCAAATAATGCTTTATGGTATTTATCCACGTCTTTTGCACCGCCTTCACCTTCAAATTGATTTAAAAAATTTGTAATATCAGACTGGAACTCTTTTGTTTTTTTAGGATTTTCAACTTTAAATCTATATTTGTTTTCTCCGACGTTAAAATCAAAACCTTTGAAATTATCGGAAAATACTTTATTAGTTTTAGCTGTAAAATCTTTTTTATATTTTAATGCTTGTTCTTCAAGTTGCTTTTGTTCATTATAATAGTCAAATGCTTTTGTATATGCTGGATCAATATTTTCTTTTTTTCTTAACTTAAGATCAGAATAATATTTATCTTTTGCTTCATTTAAAGCTTTTTTAGCACTATATAATTCTTCTTTAAAAGCTAATTGCTTAGCTTTAATATCAGACGGTTCGTCTAATTCGTTATCATAGGCAAAGTTTTTATCCATTAAAAAATTTATATCTTCTTTGTCTAAATGAGGTTTTGTAAATTCATAATATTCTCTAACTAAACTTATATTATCTAATTTAGTTAAATCTCTATTTAATTTAGTATAATCCTCAACAGTTCCACCGGTATCTTCCATAAACTTTATAAGCTTATCAATACCTTCTGGCAACTCTATGTTAGTATCTTGTACTATTTCTTCTTTAGTTAAAGGAGCAGGTTTTTCTTCTACTTCTTTTTGTTCAACTTCTGTTTCTTCTTTTACTAATTCTAAAGGAGATTCATCTGTTGTTTGTTCTACTTCTTGTTCTTTGGAATTATCTTCTTGATTGGATTCGACCCGTACTTCGCCGTCCACTTCTTGGCTATCTCCGGTTCGTTCGCCCACAGATACCTCCGTTGTTTCTCGCTCTTGAATGGCATTTTCTTCTTTTTTATTAGGTTCTTTGTCAACATTTATTTTATAAACTCCATCTTCTTGAAGTCCATATTCTTCGCTAACTTCACCAGATTCAACAGCTTGTTCTAAAACAGCAGCTTCTTTTTCTTGAGGAGTTACTACAATATCTTCTGATGAATCTACTGCTTTAACTTCTATTTTTTCTTCTGTATTGTTTTCCATAATTTTATATAATATAATAATTGTTTAATTTTTAAGATGCTTCAAATCTTCCCATATCAAAGCCACCTAAGGTATCATTACCTTTTGATTCAAAGTCTTTAGTTGGATTATCTGTATTGGGAGCTCCACTAATTTTCATTTTTTCTTTAGCTAAAGATGTAACATTTTGTCTATCAGCAAGTTCCATTCTAGATTGTAATTCCAGTTCTTTTAATTGAACATTTAAATTAAATTCATACTGCATTAATTCCTTTTTGGATCTTGTTTCAAGTTCCATCTTTTTAATTTCAAATTCAATGTCAGCTTTTCTATATTGTATTTTAGATTCTGTTTTAATTTGCTCAGCTTCTGCTTTAGCCGCTTCAACTTCAATTTGAGCTTGACCTTGAGCTTGTGCTTGAGCAGCGCTTGCTGCGGCAGCCTGCTCTTGATCAGCAGCTTGCTTAGCTTGTCTTCTAAATTTTAATAATTGATTTGCTAATTTAACGTTTTTAACTTCTCTTATATCTATGGCGTCTTCTAAAAATATATCACCTTTTGATAATGCCATTTGTATATTAGCTTCTAATAAAGCTTTTTCGTCTTCATCAGGCTCTAATTCTAAAAATATACCGAAGTCATGTAAATTTAAATTTTTAACTTCTTCAAGTGATCCTACTGAAAATTGACCAATAGCATTTATTAAAGCTTCTTTTGTTGGATGAAATTCTAATACATCTTTAAATCTTAAAGATATTGCTTCAGCTAAAGAAGTTGTTATAAACATACTACTGTAAAGTATATGTCTAGTGGCTACGTTACTATTTGCTGCTGCTAATTTTTGAACTCCAACAAGTGAATTAGGATCTGGATCAGAACCATCTCTAGCTTCATTTAAACCAGTAACATCTCTCATCATTTGTATGTACTGATTGTATGCTCCAACTAAAACCTGAACTTGAGAACCACCACTTCCTGGTAATTCAGTTATAGGAACTTTACCTGGATTAGGATCTCCTTCAACAGTTAAAGATCTACCTATAATAGACCCTGTTTGAAAATACATATTTAAAGCCTCTTGAGGATTATAATTATTTCCATTACCTAAATCTATCTCAGCTAAACCATCCGCGTCTAAATAGACACCTGAAGGTGTCATTCTTTGTATGGCTTGTTGAAGTTTTAAATGTGTTAACTGAATTAAATCAGCATATGGTGTCATTTTAGCTACTAAAGAATTTATATTACCTTTGTACATTCTAGGGGCACTAGCAACATAATTCATCATTACTTTATTTACATTAGCATTAGGTCTTACCATATTTGTGGCCTTTTGCCATTTAAGCAACTGATCTGTACCTAAAACTAAAACACCTTCATAAATTACCTCTCTAGTTTGTTTTACTTTTTCAAATCTTACATTATCTTCCGGTGGATCAAAGGAATCATCTTTTTCAATAGCTTTTTTAGCACCAGTAGAAACTTCTTTTATTTTATAAACATCGTGTTCCCATGTTTTCCAATTAAAATATAATACTGTTAAAGTATTGTTTTGAGACAATGAATCATTAGTATAATAATCTTGAGGATTATAAGTATTGTAAACATTCCAGTTAGAACCCTTTTTAACTAATTCAGATATTTGTTCATTAGATAAATTAGGAAATTCTTTTTTAAGTTCGTTTACTTTTATATTTTTTACTTCACCAAAGTAATAACAATCCTCAAAATTAGGATCTTCTGTATAAGACCAAACTAAATTAGCTGGATCTACGTAGTCAACAACAACACCATCTGTGTTATTAAAACCATGTTTAGCACATCCAATACCTATAGTTGCAATATCATAATCTACTCTACGTTTTGTTTGATCATAATTATTAGATTTAAATATATTTTCTATTGCTTGCTCTTCTGCTAACTCAATACCTTGTTTATAATTAAGCTGCATATATAGCTCAAGCTCTTCTGTATTAGCTGGAAGTTCATTAACAGCAAAGTTCCTAGCAGATACACCTAACTTAGTTTCTAAATTTAAAAGTAAATCAGCTGTGTTCAAATCTTGTTGCACATCGTTTACAAATTTAGTTCTTCTGCCTGTAGACAAAGCGTCTTGCCCAACGGCTTTTATAGTAAAAGTTCTATCTTGCATTCCATTGACAACTATGTCAACAAATTTGGGAACTATAGGTACAGGTTTCCAGTCTAAGTTTAAATAAGATAAATCACCATTAATAGCAAATTCATCTTTATATTTTTTAATAGATTGTTCACCTCTTGCGTACAATCTAAGCCTATGGCACTCCTCTCTAGAGTTATAAAATCTGCTAACCCCATTATTGTCTTTATTAAACCACTCTTGTTCAATAGCTCTACCGACTGATAAACCATATTCTTGGGTTTTTTTTACAGAGTCAGATACTGCTTGACTAGGAAATGCGTAATTTTTCGCTGTTATTTTTGCCATATTTATTTTATTAACTCACTTCTTGATCCTTCATTTCTATATTTTGAAAATGCAAAATCAAGTTTTTTAACTGTTCTTTCCGCTCTTGGGCGATATAAATGTTTTCGACACGCCATTATAGCTAAACCACTACTAATTGATGCATCATAGGCTGTTCTTTTAGATATATCAAATTTAGCCCAATCTTCTAATGTTCTTTGAAAAAACATATTACCATGATTTTCTTCTTTAGCGCCTACATATTCTTCTATATAGGATTCTATAGCAGCTGCGTGCGCTTGTTTTATGTCTTCTGAAGAGTTAGGAATACCTCCTAATTCTAGTTCTGTTTTAGATAGATTGCCGGTTAGTTTATCAGGCCTATTCATAGAATAACCCCTATAACCTCTTCTTTTTAAATGATATAACAATCTTGGTTTATTATTTTCAGCAAGTATTGGCATACCATAAAAAACTAAAGCCATCAATACTTCTTCAAAAAATATTTCAGCTGTTTGCGGTCTAGCAACATACTCTAAAAAAAACTTGCTATTAGGAACATCGCTAACCATTGAAAAAGTTGTAAGCCCATGTAAAGCTCCATTTGATCCACTGCCACTTACCGTTCCTGATATGTCATATGAATCACATCCAAAAGCGCCTAAACCATTATTACCGGGATACTTTAAACCGTTTTTTAAAACAAAACTATTTTGCATATTAATTGGTGGTATCCAAGCAACTTTAAATCTACCATTTTTACTAGGTATCCATATAACTTCAGTGTCTTTGATTCCGTTTTTCCAAGAAAAAGAACCTTGTACAACATGGCCTGCCATAGTCATTTCTTCATTAAAATCTATTTGCTCATATATTTTAGTTAGATTAAATAATGAATTTAAAGTTTCATCTCTAAAAGCGTGTTTTTCAGATCTTGGAAATTGCCTATAATATTCATTTAAAGCATCACTATCTTTTTTTAATCCTTCTACTTCATTTTCCCAATGATCAATGACTCCCGTAAATATTTTTTCCCCATCAATTCCTTCAACCGGATCTGATGGAGTGTTGAAGACAGGATATCCGAACTTATCGATAAAACCTTCGTATCCCCACTCCATAGGTATGAACAAAGAATATAGTCCACTTGCAGTCTGGCCATTGCGATTTCTGTTTGTGACATCTGAATTATAAAATAATTTTTTAAAGTTATCCCCACCTTTTGCTAGAGCATTAGATGTAGATCCCATCATGCATTTACCTACTATTTTGGCACCGAGCCTGAGACACGTTTTCGTGACTCTCCAGTTGTTGAGTATATTGTCCGGCCTCTCCCATTTACCGGATTCATCATGGACGAGGAGTTGTAATTTCTCCCCATCATACGAGTTGTCCCCTGTGTTCTTCCAATCGATTGTTGTATCGAGCCCCTTCCCAAATTCCTCCTCACTATAGGTCTCTTTGATGGCGTTTCTGGTAAGTCTTCTTGACGGTATCTTATAGGATAACTCCGTCTTTGGTCGTTCCATCCCATCCTGTATTGGTTTGAAAAAAAATGGATAGTTGATGGATATGGGTACAATCTTGTCTGTAAACATCTTCTTCGCATCTGCTCCAGTTTTAGATAAGACCCCAAATCTAGAGTCCTTGGAAGTTGTTGCCAAGTTAACAGTTTCTGAGGATGCCATGAAGCTAAACCCAGACCGTCTATTCTTGAGGTAGCACATTCCATAAGATCTTTTATCTGCCTTGCACGCCTCCCAGAAATAGTAAAAGATTCTATTTGCCTGCCTAAAGTCTGGTGCTCCCACGTCGATTTTTGTCCAAGTGAGATATACATAGTGCGATCCCGTAATGTAGTTTGCTTCACCGTTGCACATGAACCAATAACCAGCATCCCTACGGTTAAACTCAATATCAATATAACTATAGTATTTTTCTTTAATATCTTCTGAGCAATTTTGAAAATCATATATAGTTTTTATTTTATTTAAAGATTCTGGTTTGTTTGGTATTTTAAAATATTGTTCTTTATTTTTAAGATCTTTTCCATCTATTTTAGTTGGAGTTTGAGGTATTCCTACCTTAAGACCTTGTATGTTATATATATCACCTAAAGTACCATCTTTACTTATTATAACACAATCTAATTCTTCATTATAACCGTATTCAAAGTTTTTATGCTTGTTAGTGTGTTTAACTTTTTTATCAGCTAAGTGCTGTCTATCAATAGTATATAAAGTCTGCTTATACATTACTTAATTCTATTTTCAACACCTAAAAAAGTTTTAGTTTCTTTAGCGCTTTTTGTTTCTGTTAATTGCTCTATTTTTTCAACTATTTTTAAAGAATCTTCTATTGCAACCCATTTAGCTTGAGCAGCTGTTTTAGCTTTTTCAGGATCTAGTTCAACTAAATCAATTTTTTGTCTTATAACTTTATCAAGTTCAATTAACGCCTTTTCCGCTGCTTGAACTATTTTTTGTCTTCGATCCATAGTCTATTGTTATTTGATTTGATAATACACGATATAATTTTTGACCATCTACATTAAATTCATATTCAGAGTTAGGCGTAAAACCTACTATAGACCCCTTAGACAGCCCCAGTTTCTCTAACTCTTCGTTTAAGTAAACTAGTTCACCAGATAAATTTTCATCAGTTCTAAGAGACCATTTATTATTTTTATATAAAGGTTTTACAAAACAATATTGTGGCAAACATTCCCATTTACCATTTTTTTTATAAGCATATATTTGATCATCAGATACCACATATTTATCTTCACCAATATAACTAGCTGAATTTCGCTCTTGGCCATGAGAGTCATACCACCTTCTAAATACATTATGATGTAGTATAACTTTATCTCCTTTGCTTATTTTTGTTTTGGTTGTAACAGGGCAACTATAAACAGTACCAACACGATTAACAAAAATATGGTCACGCTCTGTAATTTCTGTGTTAACAATTAATTTTTTATCATCAACATCTACTGTATTATTATAACGATTTTTAGTAGATATTATGTAATCAAAAAGCGCTTGCATTAATAATCTAAATTATATTCAACAGATACAGCCATATTAGAATTAAAGTGTTTCCACGGTAATACCTCTTTATTTTTAGTTATAAATATTTTATAAGAACCATCCTCTTCTAAAATATCTGAAATAGTATGTCCTCCGTAAACTTCTTGTCCTACAGAGTAATGCATTGCTTCGTTTTTGTAATCAGTACCAATACTGATCTTACGTATTAATTTTGCCATTTAATTTAATTTAGTATGTCCATACAGTCATTGGTGGAGCGCCATCATAACCTATACCTACATGAACAAAATTGTTTTTTCTACTTATACCTATTCTAGTAAAACCTACTTCTATTGCTGCTTTTACTAATTTATAAGTAGCTTCACC